TATAAGAAAATCACATCATCTATTGAAGATGCAATGATTACAGAATCAATGCCAAGCCGCAAAGATTCAAAAACGCCAGTTACTATTAAAGAGTATGTAAAAGAGTGCATTGCCTATAACGGAGGGTGGAATTCGTTTGAAGAAAATGTAAAAAAGATTGGGAAACAATTTTCTGATGAAATGAAACAGAGGTATGATCTTCTCTTCGCATCTCAGATAGTTTCAAAGCTTTCAGAAAACGGGCTATTAAAAGACGATGTTGCAAAAAGATTATGTGAGGTCAAAAAATAACGGATAATGAAAAAACTAACCTATAAAGCCCGAAAGGAAACCGATACAGCACCGTTAAAGATACAAGGCCGGGTGGTAATGGAACACGACATTACCACCCTTAAAAAAGGCAACTATCGGATAACGATTGAGTCGTGGAGAAATAAGGCAAGCCACTCACAGTTTAAATGGCTTTTCGGCGGTATTTATCCGCAAACATTAATTTTACTTAATGATATCGGATATGAATTTACCAATGTTGATCAGGTTGATATTTTCTGGAAGGAGTTATATGCTAATAAAGAATTATTAATACGAGAGACGGGTGAAATTAGGTTAGTGCCATTAAGCAAGTCTGAATTTTTAACCATAGATCACATGGCCTTTGTATCTAATATTAGAAACCATTGTGTTGAGTTTTTAGGGAGTGACATTGAAGATCCTGACCCAGATTGGAAGCATCGCAAACTTGAAATTCAGGGATATATTGAAAAGGAATTGCAGAAGAAAATAAATGCAAACGAATTATGAAAGCACGCATCTATCACGAATACAGCAAACTCGACAAGCGAATGGAGTACTATGTTGAGAGCGACAATGTAAAAGTATGGTATTTTTTAGGCCATTTAACCGGATTATCAGGCATAGGTATTTATCCTTACATGCCCACATGGAGAGAGTCAAGGAAGTTTCAGGAGGTCACCGGCAAAGACGCCCGAAGCCTGGCAAATAAATTATCTAAAAAATTACTCACTTGGCATGAAAAAGATTTGCACAGGTGAAAGAGATTGAGTAAATTTGTGTTGTCGAAAATAATATACCGCTATGGCAAATAGACTTTTATCATTTAACAATATAGCCGATTCATCGGATAACAAACCAGGGAGACATAGCGGTATGTTCGACACCCCTGGTTTTGTTGTTTTGGTGAATCGGTTTTCATTCCACATATTATGAACGGTGATACAATAGGCTGGATAAGGCTTCACCGGAAGTTGTCTGGTAAATCATTTTACCGGAAAGATAGTGAGAAAGTTCATTTGTGGATTCACATTCTATTTTGTGCTAATCGCAAAGAAAGAGAAGAGCAGTTAGGGGGTAAACCTATCACCTGTAAACCGGGTCAATTTACTACTGGAAGGAAACAACTCGCAATGGAAACTGGAATTTCTGAAAGCAAAATTGAAAGAATATTAACGTACTTCGAGAAAATCGAACAACAAATTGAACAACAAAAAACGTCTGTAAATCGCTTAATATCAATATGTAACTGGTCGGAATATCAGACTAATGAACAGCAAACTGAACAACAAGTGAACAACGACCGAACAACGAGTGAACAACGAGTGAACACACTACAAGAATATAAAGAAATAAAAGAAGATAAAGAAGATAAGAAAAATAAACCGGACAAGCCGGTTGCAAAATATGATTTTATTGATTCTATTATTTCAGAGTTTGCAAGTGAATATGAATTTCAAAGAGACCTGCAATATTCAATTATCAACAAGGGAAAAGAAAGAATGGCCGGGGCGAAACTTTTAACAAAATTCAAAGAGCGCTTCCCTGAACATAATTCAGAACAGATAATAAAAGAGATGCGGGTTTATTTTAAAATTTGTATAGGCATTAATGATGCATGGCTTTGGAATAATATGAGCCTGCCAATGTTAACAAGTAAATTTAATGAGATAAATAATATTTTAAGAAATGGAAAGCATAAAGGAAATAATGGAGCAACAGTCGAACAGATTGCCGCAACTATCGGAAAACACTTCGGTAGCGATTCAGAATAGTGAAATAAGTATTTATAAAGGCGAACTTACTACAAAAAATGTAGTTAAATGCGTAAGTAAAATAAAGAAGGCCTTTCCGACATTACCAGCAGATTTTTATGATGTATTTTCAGAGAGAATAAAGGACAATGGATTCACTGACGAAAGGTTACAGGATGCAATTAATAACGTAATTGATAACTGCATTTATCCGGTTCCCACTATTGCAAATTTCATCAGCTTTGACAAGCGAATAAAAGTTTTTACCTATGATGAAATGGTTAAAAAATGCAATGAATCGGGCCCGGAAACATGGAATAGTTATAAGGGCGTCTTGTTGCCCGGAAATGTAAAAAAGGTTTGGATTCACGTAAACGATATTGAAAAATATAAAATAGAATCATTATGAATAAAAAAGGAAATATGTATGAATGGGTTACCGGAACATGGAACCCGCTTGCAGGAAAATGCCCGCATGATTGCGTTTACTGCTCAACTCATAAGTTAATGCGCTATCCGGTTATTCAACAAAAATATACCGGCGAAATAAGACTTGACATAAAAGCGATGTGTAAAAACTTGGGTAAAGATAAAACATGGTTTGTCGCTGCTCAGAATGACTTATTTGCTGCTGAAGTAAAAGGCAGTATAATACACGAGGTTTTGAGGTGGTGTAAAATGTTTGATAATACCTATTTATTCCAGACTAAAGACCCTGAAAGGTATTTCCAGTTCTTAAAATACTTTCCGGAAAAAACAATTCTTTGCACAACCATTGAGACAAACAGATTATTACCGGCATTGAGTAATGCGCCCGCCACTGTATTGCGATCTTATGCAATGAGAAACATACATAAGTTCAGGAAGTTCGTTACCATTGAGCCTATAGTTGATTTTGATTTAATACCAATGATTGAAATTATCAAAGAATGCAATCCGGAACAGGTCAATATCGGTGCCGATTCCGGACACAATAATCTTCCGGAACCCTCAAAGGAGAAGTTGCTGGCATTGATAAGTGAGCTTCAAAAATTCACAATTATTGCCAATAAGTCAAACCTTGAAAGACTTTTGAAATGAACCTCAACGAAATTTTAACCGATACCTGTACCCGGACAAAAGCCACAATCGAAGAGGCAAAAGATCGGAAGCACAAGCACGCGCCTATCCGCTTTATGTTCTGCCGGCGTGCTATTGATGTGTTCGGAAACAATATCACATTAAAAGAGATAGGCCAGGAGGTAGGTTATACGCATTCAAGCGTTATCCGGGCATGGCGGGCAACATACGAGATAAAAGAAATACGAAACCAATACGCTGAATTATGGCCCTCGAACAAATAGACCTGGTCTGGATAGCTCAGAAAATGAAACCTGGCAAATGGTATAATATTAAAAACGCTGAACAGCTGAGACAGTTCAATCAACTTATTTCGTCACGCTTCGGATGGGACAAGTTTCAACTGAGCCTATCCCCTGATTACAAACAAGTAAAAAAGACAGAGATATAATGTGGTCATATTACGGTAGTAAATCGAAAGTAGTTAATTATTATCCACCTCCCAAGTATGGTACTATAATTGAACCATTTGCAGGAAGTGCAAGATACAGTTTAAAGTATTGGGATAGGGATGTGTTTTTGATTGATAAATATAAAGAAGTCGTAAACATATGGAAATATCTGCAACAATGTTCTATTTCTGATATTAAAAAATTACCAATTTTAAAACCAGGGACAGATTTAAGGACATTAAAATTAGAAGATGACGAACTTTGTTTTATGAGATGGCAAATATCCACATCCGCATTTTCTCCTGTATGGATTGCAACTTCAATGCAAACCGAAGAAAAGCAAAGAAGGCAATTAAAAAATATAGCCAATAATCTCTATAAAATCAAGAATTGGAAGATCATACATGACGATTATTTAAATGTTGAGAATATTGAAGCAACGTGGTTTATTGATCCTCCCTATCAATTTGGAGGCCATAAATACAAAGAGAGTAATAAGAATATAGACTTTGGAAAGCTTGCAGAATGGTGCATGAGAAGGAAAGGGCAAGTAATCGTCTGCGAAAATACTAAAGCAACATGGATGCAATTTTTACCAATGGCAAAATTAACAGGAGCTAACTTTAAAACCACTGAAGCAATTTGGAGTAATCTTGAAACTAATTACGAATATCAACAGCAAAATCTATTTGAGCTATGAAAGACCTGACACAATTTGAACCGAAATACCGGACGCTGGTAGGGTATCTGAGACAAGATGAGCCTAAGACATTAAGTAATATTCTGGCTGATGTAAGTACTCGCATAAATATTAGTACCGATGCTATAAAAAGCAGGTCAAGAAAACGTGAGATAGTGGAGGCAAGGCACATATATTGTCATAGAGCATATAGACTTACAAAGGAAAGAGTTGAGGATATAGGAGCTTTTATTGGCAGAGATCATTCAACTGTAAGTACAGGCATCTCAAATGTTGATAACATACCCAGTTTAAAAGCAAAGTATAAAGAATGCTTTGGTATGGATAGCATTTATAAACCTATTGAGGTATTCGAAGATGGAAAGCTAATAGATACATTTAAATCTATAAAAGATGCTTCAATAGCTTTTAGACTATCTCGGGCTGCCATAAGAAGTTGCCTTAACGGCAAGATAAAATGTGTTTGGAAATATACTTTTCGATATGCCGAATAAAAACGCAAAGGATAACTCAGCAAAAACTATTCTGATGACAGACAAATCAACAAGCAAATTAATCCAGGAATATTTGCATATTAAATAATAATGTTGTATATTGCAAGACATAAATGTAATATATAAGATATGGGTAATAGATTAGAAATAAAGGCAGGAACACAGTTTGGGAAACTTACGGTTATTGGAGAGGGCGAAAAATACATACTTCCTTCGGGTCAGCCAAATAGATCAATAAAATGTAAATGCGAATGCGGCACAATTAAGGACATTAGGCTTTTGCACTTAGTTAGGGGAAGAATTATAAGTTGTGGGTGTGCTGTTGGTGAAAAACATGGTGATGCAAATACTAAGTTATATAAAAAGTGGCGTGCAATAAAATACAGATGTTATGTAAGTCCTTATTTCAATAATTATATTGAAAATGGAATAACAGTTTGTGATGAATGGGATAAGAGTTATACAGCATTCCGGGATTGGGCATTAAAAAACGGATACAAAGAAGGATTACAGATAGATAGAATTGATAATAACAAGGGTTATGCACCAGATAACTGTCGATTTGTAACCAATATTGAAAACGTGAACAATAGGAATAATACATTTAAGGTTATTTATAAGGGGGTGGAACATCCTTTCATGCAATTGGTCAGACAAAAACAAATGGTGCTACACATGAATGGGATAAGGAGAAGATTACAATCAGGTATGAGTGGAGATGAGGCATTTGATAAGCCCTTTGTTAAACCACCATATAGAAAGGCATTTACAGAAGAAGACGAAGTTCGCAGATTAAGCGAAATCAGTAAAAAAAGGATTAGAAAACCACGTAAAATAATAAGATTCAGGTAATGCAAAAACACACTAAAATATATTTTGCTTATTTCGATTATACTGAATCAGACTTTATCCCGTGCGAAATTTGCGGACATAAGGCTGTAGATATTCACCACGTCAACGGCAGGGGAAAGGACAAAGATGTTATTAGTAATTTGATGGCCCTTTGCCGCCCCTGCCATATTAAAGCTCATACGTCCGTTAATAAGGAGGTCATGCAGGCAGCGCATGAAATATTTTTAGAAAATCACTAAACATGACTTTTATCATATAAATATTAAAATCAATAACCTTACTTAGCACAAATAAAACGAATAAATCATGGAAGATTATAAGTGGTCAACTGACTATGAACATGCAAATAACGAGACTACAATGGATGAATATTTGTCTTTTCATTTAGATGAAGAATTTGATGTTATATTTCAGGATGGTACTTACGCAGAAATTAAGAACCTAAAAACAGGAGCTATTTGGGCTTGTCATGCAAGCGGTGACGGAGATTTTAGACATCATAAAATAAGATTTGAATTTATACACTAAGAAATCATGAGCAACCTAACCCCCTTAACCTCGAAGAGCGGCGAAAGCGAATGGCAATATGAAGGCAAAACATATATTGCTATACCCGGTAACGATCCTATGTGTTTAGGTTGTTGTCTTAAATATGATGGTTCTGCATGTCTCTTTGGCGTTCCATGTTGTCTTGACTATTTTGATCAGGAAGCAGTTTTTATCGAAAATCCCGCCGAGAAATGAGACGCAAATTTAATCATAAAATCCTGCATTTATTTGCTACTATATCGCTAATATTTACTAACTTAGCTGATAGATGCAACGGTTTGCAGCGGGATAATTTGAATGAAGTGTTGAGATACTTAAATAAAAACTGAAATGGAAGAAGTAAACGCATTTGAACTGCCCGAAGAAACAAAGGAGCAGATAATCGACAAGATAGCCGCATTGGCATATAGCATAAGATGCGACTGGACTGATCCTCGTGGCGAATGCAGTGTAATAGAGAGGTTGTGTGAAAAGTTAAAAGCTCAACTAATATGACATATTGTATCCCAGTAGATAAAGGCATCCTATGTATGTCAAAAGTAGAATTTAATTGTCCCGCCTGTGGTGAGGAATATCACGAAGAGGATTATTATAATCAGCTTGATAAGTCAAAGAGAGGATATATTTACAAGCACTGCAAAAAATGTGCGGCACACATCGGCATATCATCAAATATTATGGGCGATGTCGTTGTGTGGTTGAAATCAGAAGAGCAATAATAATAATTAACCAATCCCAAAACCAAAGAACCTAAACAATAACCGATCATGAAAACTAAAGTCAAAGAGGTATATTATTGTGAACATTGCAAAAAGCATGGATTGAATAGGCTTGCAATGGCACATCACGAATTAATTTGCTCAAATAATCCCGATAATAATAGGCCCTGTTTCCATTGTCAACACTTGACAAAAAAGCAGACTTCTATATTTGAGGACTATCAAGGTCAATCGCATGAGATATTTGTATCGCTATTACATTGCAACGCAAAACAAATGTTCCTATATACGCCCCAAAACGAGATTAAAGGAAATCAATTTGATCTTGGAGATGAGATAAATGAGCCTATGCCTCGTGAATGTGTCAGATATGAAGAACGTAAGGATATATTTTAAATACCTAAATAACCGATCATGAAAACACTTGAAACAATCATCAACTTAATTAGAGATCATGAGGGCATATCTGCCGTGATCTTTACTGCATTTATCCTGATGTGCTGCTTTTTGTACGCTGCATTCAGTAACGAAAAAGATGAATTTAAACAGTAAAGAGATGGAAGACGAAACAATAACAATAGAGGCATTATATTTTTGGAGTGATGATACCACTACCCAAAAACATGAAATAAAACTAAATGACATACTTGGATTTAAGATACATTATCGGGTTGATAATTCATGGCATATAGAGGTGGTCACCAAAGAAAAATTAAAAGATGGTGATTTTTATAGTTATGAATTATCTCATACCGTCTATGTTTCGGAAGTACTAAAACTGTTTACCGATGATAGGTGCGTCATTCTGGCTATAACTAACATGCAGCAAATACGTAATTTTAAAAGACAACTTCTAAGAATGTTTAAAACATTAAATAACTGACCCTATGACAAAAGACAGAGAACTACTTGAAGCATTCAAGGATTATTGGAATACACATTCCGATAATTATACGATACAAAAAGAAGAGATTGATTCTTTTCTTGCCACCCGACCGGATGAGAAAGAAGAAAATAAATGGCACGATTATCAAAAAGAAACGCCAGAGTATGACAAAACCATAATTGTCAGAGAAAAATATGGATCGGTTTATCCCGCAGTTTTTGATACAGATAGGCAGCTGATATATGACCAAGAGAAAGGATATTTCTTACATGACGATCAGATCATTACCCATTGGATGCCTTTACCTGAATTTAACCCTAATCAATAGCTATGTACGGAGGTATAACATTCAGGAGCGCAATAGATTCAAATAAGAAGAATATACTTTTCTTCTTAGAACAAAATGGTGAATCATTTACAAACGATATAGTGCAAAATTATGCCGGCGAAAAAGAAAAAATGGCAGTTAGAAAAGCATTAAATGAACTAAGAAAAGAGAGCAAAATCACGACAGACGACCATGTATATATGTGGCGCGGCAAAAAATGGAAAATCATTTATTCAGATGATACAGCGGGAGACACTTTATAATGTCACCAGGATAACAGGCAGACTTGTACAGGATGGTAAAATGGCACGGGTGAAGTATGCAGCCCCTAAGTGCGAAAGTTCCCGCATATGCCTTGTAAGGGGTAACTGGAATGATGAATTTGTGACACAATTAACGGCGTTCCCTAATTATTCACATGATGAATCCTGTGATTTATTAGGCTATGCGGTTAAAAAATACTTTGGATAATGGAGTTTTGCTTTAAAACATTAAACATATCTCCGAGTGGAGACAAAAAACATTAAGATATGAATGAAAAAAAGGTAGCTAAATTTAAAAACATTAAGTTATTACCGACTCATCATACTGTTGACGTGTGGGTATGTGATGACTTAGATGAATTATCAATGTTATTTTCAAAAAGATATGGAGCGAATAAAGAACATTATGAATCGGAGGTCACGCCATATCAGGTAGCTATGATAACGGCTACTAAAAGTTCAATGGGAAAGGGAGACACGTTTATCGTGTGCAACATGAAAGACATTGATTTATCTGTTTTAGTTCATGAAATATTTCACATTCTTTGTCACCTTTCTGGTGAAACAGGGATAGAAATCGGACCAAAATCTCAGGAATGGTGCGCATATTTCAGTGAGTATTTATTTAATCAAATGAAGGACATAAAGACATACAGCGATGAAATGTATTGAACATTGCCTACTCCAGTGGGAAGAGTTACCTCATTACCGGATTTGGTATAACTCAAACCATACGGTCATGGTTGAGCCCGAAATAAACTTGACAGATAAAGGATATTTACCTTTGGTCGCATTTGGGAGATCTCATTTGATCTCATCTTTTGGGTTGTGCTGCACCTTTATAAAATTGTTGGATAAATATTTTGAGAGTCAGTAATAAATATTTCTTATATTTGCAATGATATTTGTCATAAATGCGTATTTTTGATAAAAATAATTTATAGATGCTTGAGGCGAATAGTTTAAAAGCTATCATTCAGGGGGAGACCTCGAACAAGATAAAGGCAATGCGTCAAGACTTTGCCGCTTATGTTCGCCACGTATTCGGCAAGGGTACAGATGAATATCTTGCTCAGATCAACGAGTATGAAAACGCAAAGCAACATGAACTCCGCAAAAAACATGCAATAGAAAACCCCTGGATCATCGAAGAGCTGGTCCGACCTGTAGATAATATATGGCAGGCAAAGGGCGGGGATGAGACATATACTTTCACAGGGGAAACTCCCGATAACTTTATTGAGTCTCTAAATGATGTAAGGGGCGGCATGTCTCTTCATTCATTTATGAAGGAAATATGGTTTCAAAGATTTGTTTCAGATCCAAATGGGGTTATATTTCTTGAGGTATCCGAAGATGGGAAAGAAGCCCATTATACCTATAAGGCTATAACCAAGATAAAAGACTACCACGCAAAAGGGATAAACATTGATTGGATAGTATTTGAGCCGGACGTTGAGATAATCGAAGATAAAGATGGCAAAGAAGAAAAGGTCTCTTACTCGTGGGCAGTTGATGAAAAGAATTATTACAAGTGCAAAAATTCAGGAGCTGACTTTGCTATCGTGGAAACTTTACCGCACACTTTTGGCATGGTGCCGGGAGTTATCAATAGTTCAATATTCAACACTGATAAAGGATATAAGGTTTCTCCGCTTGAAAGACAAATCGGATTACTTAATTCTTATCTGACAAAGAACTCAGTCAAAGAGATATACCAAATGAAGCACAATTATGCTATCTTTTGGATGTTTCAGACTATTTGCCCGACGTGTAACGGCGCCCGTAAGGTTGGTAATGAAGTTTGCGGCACTTGTGGAGGTACTGGCTATGTAGGTCGTAAAGACGTTTCTGATGCTTTTGTAATCCCGAAACCGGAACAGGATATAACTCAGGCCATACCGCCTGCCGGGTATGTTCAACCTTCTGTTGAAACATGTACCGAAAATAGGGCAGAATTAGACTGGCTATTCGATAAGATGTATCATTCATTGTGGGGTACTACAGTTGCAACCTCTGAAAATGAGACAGCAACCGGCCGTTTTATTGACACTATGCCAGTCTATAATAAGCTCAATATGTTTGCCGATATAGCGCAGACAATTCACAGACAGCTCGCTATTATTTGGGGTAAGTTTAAATATCCTATAACGTTTCAGGATGCTAAAATAAGCTATTCACGCCGGTATGTCATTGAAACACCTGATACACTTTGGAAGCGTTACCAAGATGCACGGAAAGAGAAGAGCCCTGAGATGTCGCTTAATTATATGCTTGAGCAGTTCTATTATTCAGAGTTCGCAAGTAATAAGCAAATGGCTGATTACTACATTACACTAATGTATGTTGAGCCATATGTGCATTCAACTATTGAAGAGGTTGAAGGATTAACAATACAGGAAGAGATAAAACTTGCAAAGAGATATTTTCCTGAATGGCAAAAGAGCGTTGAGCCTGCAACGGTTGAAACAAAGACAATAGAACAACTTACAAGTGACTTATATGCCTTTGCAAAGAAGATCAGAGAGGATGAAATGGCTGCAGCAAGTGGAGAGGATATACAGAAATTAGCCCTTAATGGGGCACAGGTTAGTTCTCTTGTTGAAATAATGGGAGCAGTGACAGCTGGGACAATGCCAAAGGAGAGCGCAAAATATGTGATATTACAGGCTTTCCCGGCATTTAATCCTGAAACAATTGATAAGATGTTATCACCAATAAAAATAATCCCGGAAGTTCCGGCAAATAAATAAATAATGGCAAAGAAAGTAACAATCGACACGCTCAAAAAGAGGCTCAATGACCTCAAAGAAGTAGAGCAGACAGAGGAAGTAATTGCTGAAATGGCTGATTTGATAGCTCAGGTTGAAGCAATGGAACCGAAAAACACATCTCCCTTCAGAACATACGAAGAATGGAGACTTGAAAAGAAAGTAGTTGAGGGCAAAGTTGCATTCGACAAGCTTAAGAAAGTCAAAGAAACAAGGCTACTCCCTGAACAGGCAGCAGAATTGAACTCTCAGACTGCAAATTCACTTATTCAGTACATCGAAAAACAGTAACCATGTATAACAAAGAGACACTCAAGAAAATTGCAGAGGTTCTGAAACTTGACGTCACTAAGTTTGAAGCTGATTTGAAAAGCGAAAACGAAGTTGCTCTGGAAGTTCCGGCACTCTTTACCGAAGATGATAAAAACAAATTCGGAGAGAATAGATTTAATGAAGGCAAAAAGGCCGCTTCTGAGATTCTTGTAAAGGATCTGAAACAAAAACATGGCCTTGAATTTGAGGGTAAAACAATGGATGGATTTCTTGACAAGTACTCAGAGAAAATAATTGCAGACGCAAAGATCGCACCTGATGAGAAAGTCAAGAAACTTGCTGATGAAAATAAGACCCTTAAAGATAACCTTCAGGCCGCAATAGGCAAAGAACAAACGCTTGCAAAAGAATACTCTGATAAACTGTTTCATGTTGAGACACGTGCGGAGATTCTTTCACACATACCAGAAAAAACAATTATTCCGAGGGAAGATTTGGCAGTCCTATTTATGAATAGCTACCGTGTAGCTAAGGAAGATGACCGTGTTATCGTTTACAAGGGAGCCGACCCGATCAAAGATAATGTATTAAATCCTGTACCGTTAAAGACAGTTATTTCACAGTTCGCTGAGAAGTATATTGACAAAAACGGCATGGGTGGTGGAGATTCCGGCGGCGGTGCTACTGGCAAATTCAAAACCATGACCTCATTTATGGATCATTGCAAAAAGAATAACATTGAGCCAATGGGTGAGGCAGGCCAGAAGTTGCTTGCAGATAACAAAGAGGCAGCTTTTGACTATAACAGTTAAAAAGATTGTCAAACTAAATTTAATTAAGAAATGGCTTATTTTACATCATCTGCTCTTGTAGCAGGTCAAGCAAAGTTCTCAGAGGCATTTCTGAAAGGTGAATGGAGGCTTCCGGATTCGGTTGCTCTTAATGCCGCTCAGAAGTCCCTTATTGCTAACCCACAGTTAGCAGAAATCCGCACACGTGAGGATCGTACAGTTTACGCTTACTTTCCTATCCGTCAAGCTGCTACAACTGGCACTGCCAGAGCTGCCGCTCATACCGGAGCAAGGGGTGACTCTTCAAGCAAGACTCTTTCATGGTCGACCATGTCAGAGCCTTTCAGTATCTCACTGAAACAGGCTGACAACAACGTATTTTCATTTGCAGATATGTACGCTGCATCATTGAATAATGCTCTTTTAAACCTCATTTCCCGTATGGATGCTTGGTTTGTCGCTGCTTTGGTGGCTGACAAAACCCAGTATAATGCAGGTGGAGGCAATGGCAGTGTTAATACAACTGATGATATTTATGAGGTTCCGCTTGCAGAACTAAATTATTTTTATCAGAATGCAAAGCAGACCCTTGCTTTCAACCTCTACAAAGGTCAGACTATTGGTATCGTTGACGACAAGGCATTTACACTGGCCCAGAGACTTCTGGCTCAGGGTTCAGCAAATGCAACAAACTTCGGATTCCAGTTTGCCGGTATTGATGTAATGGGTTCGACTCGTACAGTACTTGGTACAACTTATGGCGGATCAGGTGTTTTCTTTGAAAACGGCCTTGTAGCTATTGAACCGTGGATTCCAAAACAAAACCGCAAACCGCTTGATCCCGAAAAGGCTCTTTCGTATAACGGTGATTACGGACAGATTGCACATCCTGCAATACCAGGTGTTAATTTTGCTATCCATGCTTACGCAGCTCGTGAGGACAATGGTTCTTATGGAGGTTACACTCAGGACTTAACCCTTCAGGTTGAGGTATCTATTGACCTCGCTTATCAGTCAGCTCCTTTGTCAACTATCAGAGGTGC